CGTTGCACGGCGGGTGCAGGGCGTGCGCGGTTGGCCGCGGCGCGGGTCGCCTTGCAGGGCTCGCAGGCGCAGGTGACCTGAGCGAGTGCGCTCATGGCGTGGACGCTGTGGCCATGCTTTGCGCGCATGCCGTGGTGGCCGTTCAGACGGGCCGTCAGGGTCATGCGGAGTTGGTCGAGTTCGGAGTCCTCTTTGCCCACGGATCGCACCGCGGACAGGTCGCGCCAGTGGCGCGGATGGATGACGCCGGTGCCGTATTTGTCGACGCCGGGGAACTTGTCCGCGACGACGCCGGCGACGTAGGCCTCGCCCTTGCCGGGCAGGTACACCTCGACGCATTTGATCAGCCACTCGATGCGCCACAGGAGACGCCGGGAATCACCGTTCTGCGGGCGCACCTCGTCGACGGCACCGTCCACCCGGTTTGCCAGGCTGCGCACCCGAGCCAAGAGGCGATCGAACCCGCGGTTGTCCACGTCCCGGAGGCTGGCGAACCCGAGGGCATCCATGATCTCGTGGCGTTTCGCGTCAACCTGGTCAGAGGTCCAGCCGGCCTCGCGGGTCCAGCCTTGGGCCTTGCACGCGGCGGACCAGCTGCGCCACCAGAGGGTGAGTTGGGCTCTGCTCAGGAGCATGCGGCCTCCAATCGGGAGATCAGCGATCGCAGATCTGCGTCCGTGTCCAGGTAGTTGGCCGCAGCGCGTTCATAGTGGAGGTCCAGCGTGCGCTTGCGGCCCAAAGCCTCGATGATTTCCTTGGCGTCGATCTCCATTCCCCGGGCCACGACATAGATGGCGTACCGGATCCTCATCAGACTGCCAGAGCGGCATCGGCCGACGATGTCCTCAACTCGCACCCGACCGAGCATGGCAGCCGTGCGCATGATTTCACCGATCTGGCCAGATCCGCCGAGCATGGAGCGCAGCAACCGCAGTTCGGCGTGCAACTCGTCCCACTCATGACGGGAGACCTGCACCCAGTCGGACGGGGCGACGACCAGGCATGGTGTGGAGTCAGTGCTCATGTCAGGATCCCAGTTGGTCCGCTGCGCGGAACAGTTCGTCGACGTACTCGTTGCTCCACCTGAGCAATCCCTGCAACGCGGTGATCATGGGAGACCCGCGGGAGATCGTGGGTTTCTCATGCCACCGATTGAGGGCAATGGTCCGCGTGGGCTCAGGCAGGCCTTGCAACGCAGCCTCGATCGCAGGGATCAGACCGCGCAGCACGCACACCTCGCGCAGCGCCCAGCGGGGGATTTCCTGGGGCACGGGCACCGGCTCTGGCAGCAGCATCGCGGCTTGAACCTCGGCCTCGGTGGGCTTGATTTGCGTTTGATCTTGCCACTCAAGACCTGCGTAGCTTTCGCCTCGAAGAGTCCAAAAAGCACCCGGCCTTAGATAGCGAATGGCAGCTTCAAGGGTCATGGTGCAATCTCCTCCACTAGGATCATGGCAGGGTCAGTGTTACCGAAGTACGTCCCATTTGACTGATTCAGGAACTGTAGCGTGACGGTGTTTCTATCTGCCCCCATACGAAATCTAATGGTTTCCGTTCCCGAGAACGAATTGATCCAGAAGACCAAGTCGAATGGGGTGACTGTGTTATTGGACTGAGATATTGGCCGAGCGGCCACCGCACTCGCCGCTGACCCCACAAACAATGCGCAACCGACAAAGGCCGCACCAGAAAGGCGGTACCAGCCAGATACAGTCACTTTGAGCATATTGGATGGGTTAGATGGGGCAACGCCGGCGACCGATAGGAATTCCGCGCCTTCGGAACTTTGAGGGACCGTATCGTCATACGGGAGGATGTTCGTTGTGCTGCCCGTCGTCGTCGTGGTGGCGACCCATCGGTTGACGAGTTTTCCACCCGGCCCTGCCGGTCCTGTAGCGCCGGTTGCCCCTGTGGCCCCGGCGGCTCCCGTTGCACCAGTAGGACCAGCCGGCCCCTGCGGACCTTGCGGGCCTTGCGCACCGGTTGCGCCAGTAGGACCAGCCGGCCCCTGCGGACCTTCTGGGCCCTGGGCCCCTGTGGCACCGGTGGGACCCGCCGGACCTTGGGGACCTGTGGCACCCGTCGCCCCGGTCGCCCCGGTGGCACCTGTCGCACCCGTGGGGCCCTGCGGGCCTGTGGGGCCGACAGGACCCACGGGACCTTGCGGCCCCTGCACACCCTGCGGGCCGGGTGCGGTGACCTCGACGGTGGTTCGCTGATCGACGACCTCGACCACGCTCACCTCGCGGATGACCTCGATGACCTCGGCGCTCATTGGATGACGTTCTGGTTGATTCTGCCCTGGGCGAACGGCTCGGTGTTGCCACCGGCACGGGTGATCATGATCCGGTAGTAGACCGTCCCCGACCAACGCGCCGTGGTGGTGGACGGCACGCTCACGCTCACCGTGCCCGCCGTGCCGCCGAGGGTGACGCCGCCGGTCTCGGTGCTCAGCGTGGCCAGGACCTCCGCCTCGTTCGCACTGCGCCACACGGTCATGGATGCAGAGGCGCCGGTGAGGTCGATCGGCGTGCCGTTTGGGTTCTTCCAGACAAACGCCTGGGTGAGCGTGCCGCCGCGGGTATAGGTGAGGTTCGTGGTGATCATGTCAGATCGCGACGGGAGCCGCGGATTGATTGTTGGGAGAGATGAAGAAGGTCTCGCCCTGGTTGATTTCCACACCAACGGTGCGCAGCTGTTCCGCCGTGAGTTTCTCCCGGTCTGCGATGAGCGCGTCCTTCTTGCACTCGATCGTTTCGCGGACATAGGACTCGCCCCACGGCTGCGCCTGGATTCGGAAGGCGACGTTCTCCCACGTGTCCTTCTTGTGGAGCATCTCGACCTTCGGCGGGTTGGTGCGGAACCCAACGGTGGCGTTGCCGAATTCGATGGACCGCTTCTTCGGCCCGAAGATCTCCGGGTGCGCGGTGCAGTAGAGATGGCAGCACGTGGTGACCGCATCGATCTCCTGCATGAGGTCGCGATGCGCCTCATCGAATGCGGTGTTGAGCGCGGCGATCTTCGCATCCAGCTCGGCCTTGTGTGCCGCCAGCTGCGTCTTCATCTCGACGAGCTGGTTGGCGCGGGCGTTCAGGCCGTCCACGGTTTCGATCGGAGGGACGTAGGTCTTGGGCGGCGTGGGCTTCTTCTTCGACATGGGATCAGTGGGTAGGTTGTTGGTCTGCGTCGGGTCCGCCGGCCGACTCAGCCGTGGCGTCCGCATGCAGGGAGAGGAGGATATAGTTCGGGAGCGTGGTGATCAGGATGACCCCGAGTGCGAGCGCGGGGGCGATGCGTGCTAACCATTCCACGTCGCCATACGGCGACAGGTAGGCCGCTAGGATGAGCCACAGACGATTGAGGATCATCGGAGAGAGAACCGCCCACCGCACGGCGAGGAGATCGCGGCGCAGCGCCTGGGATGGCGTCAGGTGGGCGGGATGGGCCAACGGCGCGGGTTCGTCCGTCGGATGAGCGCAGGGCGCGCTCGAAATCTGGGTTGTGATCACGCGACGCCCTCCCCTTCGGCGAGGCAATAGGTGTACAGCACCCGGGCCCACGTGAGCGGCTTGTTGTCGGTGCGGGCGTGATCGCGGGCGTCCTCCAGGAGCTTGATCCAGGAGCCGAGGCCCTCGCGCTTGAGGATCGTGCGTTGCAGGTCCGCCGGCACGCACTCGAACGTCCGGTTGACCTGCTGGCCCGTGGCCTCGTCGATCACCGGGAACCGGACGCCTTTCTTCTCCTCAGGGGCGGGAGGCAGGCCGAACGCCTCCGCGAATCGGACGACATCGCGAGGCCCGGGGATCTCGGGCAGCTGGATCACGGATCCGCGAGAACGCCGGCGCCAGAGCTGCTTGAGCACGCTGGACGTTTCGAGCGCTCCCTTGAATGCGTAGTTCCCGATCAGGACCATGCCGCACTGACGGCGGTCGTAGATCTCGCGCAGCCACTCCAGCGAGCGGCTCACGCCGGCCCGCGTGAACAGCGCGTGCTGGCACTCGTCGACGATCAGGAGGTTGGACTCATCGAAGCAGTCCATGACGCGGCGACGGCCATAGCCCGGGTTGTTGCGGGCGATGCCGAACATCTGGCTCATCTCGTCCGAGAGCGTCGTCAGCGAGCCGCCCGTGGGCATGCGGATCATCACGGTTTTGCCGTGATTGTTCCGGCGTTGGAACTCGACGGCCGCAGCGGTCTTGCCGATCTGGGATTCCCCGAAGACGAATGCCAGGCGGTGCTGGGACAAAGCCCGGTCGAATGCGGCGAACATGAGCCGGCTGAGGTCGGTCTCGATGAAGCCGGTGCCCATGCGCGGGGCGGTCTCCAGCGTGCGGCGCTTGTAGCGGAGGATCGCCTCGCACACGCGCTCGATTCCTGCGCCTTCCTCGCCGCGCTTGCCGGTCAGGACGGCGTATAGGCTCGCGACGCTATAGGGCTCGCCGTCGTCCTTCAGGATGTGGGCGCTGACATCCCGGAGCGTCAGCCGGGCGTTGCGGGCGTGCTGGTCCAGCCATCGCAGGGCCTCGCGTTGTTCCTCAGGCAGGGTGGCCGTGGCCTTGACGACCACGTCGGCGGCGATCGTCCACGGACGCGGGACCTGTGGTCCGCGGTCCGCCGGTGTCATGGGTTGTTCTGGTGTCTCGGTTGTCATGTCTCTGTCTCCTCGTCTCGGTGGACCTAGATCTCCTCCACCGCGGGTGCGGTGGGCTCGATCCGGGGT